AAATCGAGGTCAATCGCGAAACCCTCGAGCATGGACTTCGCGCGTTGCTCGAGGGTTACCTTTTTGGCTTCGTACGGTGGCCGGACTGTCGAGTCGACGAGATCGGCCGCGTAGCTCCATCCCTCGAGGTCGAGCGTCACGCCGTTCTGCCCTATCGAGGCACTCACCGCGTAAAGGCGACCGCTCATCATGAGTTCCCCGCCGAGGTAGCACTCGCAAAGCTTGTAACCGTACGGTTTGAGCTTGGCGACGAGCTCCTTGTTGCGGTCCGTCTGCCTGGTAGGGTCCCACGGGATCGAGGCCGAGAAGCCATCGGCCGCGGTGTCGATCGAACGGAACGCCTTGCCATCGACCACGGGGATCTCGAGGCCCTCGACGATGATCGTAAAGTCGCCCGGGTCTTTACCCGCCAAGCGATCGGGGACTTCGTTGTCTTCCTCTTTGATCTCGACGACCAGCTCGGGGATCCACAGGACCTCGCCCGGGAAGATCAGATTAGGATCCCCACTCCGGAGCTTTGCCTTGTTGGCTTTCCAGATCGTGCGCCACTCGCGCGGGTTCCCGTAGGCGGCGTTCGCGATCCTCGAGAGGTTATCCCCAGGGACGATCGTGTACGGCCGACCTGCAACGGGTTTAGGCATACGTCACGACCTCGGTCCCGCGATCGAGCAATAGGATCCCGTCGCCGTCGAGCGTGTCGCCTAGCTTGTTCGCCTCGATGAACAGATCGAGGAGCTCGCCATCGGTCCCAAGCTCGCCATAGGCCTCGATCACGATCTGGACCGGGGTCTTGGGCTCGTCGAGGACCTGACGCCGTTCGACCTTGAGATCCGGAGCAACGGCGAGCAGGTAACGCGTGGCGAGCGCTATTGCCCTCTCCGCGTCCGCGAAAGACTGGCCGTTGCTCGAGTACTGTAGATCCACGGGTTGCCCGTCAAAGGCCTCTTGGGTCGTGTCCAGTGCGTTCGTGATCGTCGTGAACAGATCGCCAAGGCGCTCGGCGAGGATGATCGCGTCAGCCCTGGTCACGAGCGGCGCTATGGTCGCCACTTTCGCGATCGCTCCGATCGTCGCGTTCATGGCCAGTTCGTTCACCGCGACCCTGTTCTTGACGATCTCGACGTCCTCGGAAGCTGGGATCCCGGATAAAGGAAGCCGCTCGCTAACCGCGTCAATCACATTGGAAAAGGCGTCGAGCTTCGAAGAGCCGTTACCGATCCCAAGCGCCGGGAGTTGAGCTAACTGCTGGATCTGACCGGATAGCGAGTCGGCTATTATTTCGGCTTGCGTGATCGTGCTTTGTAGCGCGATCTGGGTCGCGTTCACGATGCTGTTTAGGGCGTCGAGCGGCGCGAAGAGCGGCGCGGTCGCGACGCTCATGATCGCGCTTACGGTATCGGCCGCGCTCGCGATCGCGTTCGTGAGTGACTCGGCACGCTGGCTGATATTGTCGGCGAATTGTTGCGCCGCGCTGATATTCAGATCCTTGACGGCCTCGTCGGTCTTGCTCTGCAGCTCGCGAGCTGTGACGAGCTCGTCCGGATCGATCGGCTCGATCCACTCGGTCTCAAAAACCGTGATCCCGCCGCTCGTCACCGGCTGGACTTGCTCGGAGATCGAAATCAGCTGCAGTTGAAAGTAGCCGTGGACCGGGTGAATGATGTCCCACGGTCCGGTCTCTCGAGCAGCCTCGAAGAAAGACGCCGAGGTCAGATCGTTGTCTTTGCCGTCAAAGTACAAGGTCAGCGGGTAGCGAGCGGAGTTGACCTCAAGGTCTTGAACGACATTGCCGGCAAGCTTTGGATAAGAAAAGATCCCGAGTTTTTTATCGAGGCTTCGAGCGTTTCCCGTCCACTTCGGCGAAAACTGTTTGCCGCTCGGGCTCGTCATCTCGACGGACGCGCCGAGCCTCGCCTCCCAGTCATCCGGACCGAGGCCGAGCAGATCCTTTACCTTGTCGACAAAGTCACCGATGGCCATGGCTATGCCCCACTATTCTTCCCGCCCTTTGAGCGCCAGTCCACGCCGGGCGCTTGATGGCCGTTGACCGTGCTTTGGCCGTTCGTCTCGGTCATGAACCCGCTCGAGCTCACCACGTCGATGACGCCGCTCAAGTTCACGTTGTTTTGCGAGGCCTCACTCTTGGCGCGGTTCGGCGGTGGGGGATTGTCCGTGTTAGCGCCGAGTAGCATGGCGCCGGTCTTGGCCGCGTCCATGTAACCCTGCGCGGCGTCCTTATAGTCGATGTGTTCGGTCGGCTTATAGGTCTCGTCGATCCCGAAATACTTGGTAATGTCCTCTCGCGAGGGCAGACCGGAAACGTCCATCCCGAGCGCGGCTTTCATGCTACCCCACGCGCCAATGACAAAGCTCACGGTGTCGGCGACTTGCGCCTTTATCCCGTACCAGACTTCGCCAAACGCGTTGCTGATATCGATCGCGATGTTAGTTAGCGAAGCGCTCATCATCCCGAAGAAAGTAGCGACCGCGTTAACGGTCTCGTTCGTTCCGGCGTACATTCGATCTAGGCCCGCTTGCCAGGCGATCACGATCTCATCCCAGTAGATTATGACGAGCGCGATCACGGCGATGAGCGCGATGACTCCGGCGATGATCAACGTGATCGGGTTCGCGAGCATTGCGAGGTTGACCGCCCATTGCGAGGCCGCCCAAAGCTTCGTCACCGTCGTCGCTCCGGTGATGATCGCTATGAACATCTCGACGGTCGCCGTGAGTGCGAGAGCGATCCGGAAAGCGGCGAAGGCTCCAATGACCGCGAAGATCGCGATCTTCCACTTGTCGAACCACTGCCAAACGCCCGTGACGATCTCGACGATGCGCTTGATCCCGTTGACTATCGGGGCGACGTCGAAGCTCGAGATCGCTTTTATCGCCGACTCGAGCGCGTTCGGGAACTTGTCTTGAAAGGCCTCGATCACTTTTAGGCCGAGCTCGGTAAGCCCGGACTTGATGACCTTGATCCGATTGCCGAGCGATTTTCTCATCTCGTCGGCCATCTTTTTCGACGCTCCTCCCGCGTTCTCGAGGCCGTCGCGGAAAGCTTTCAGCGTGGGGATCCCGGTGTCGAGGATCGTCGCGACACCGGACACGGCGTGCATGCCGAACACGGCGGAGATCGCCGCGGTGCGTTGCGCGTTGCCCATGCCCTCGGTTGCCTTGCCGAAGTCCTCGAGGATCGCGGCGACGTCGCGCATATTCCCGCCGCTATCCTTGACGTTCAGCTTGAGTTGCTTCATTACCTCGGCGCCCTTTCCCACGGGCGCAATGAGGCGATCGATCACGTTTTTGAGCGTCGTTCCGGCGAGCGATCCCTTTATACCAGCGTTACCCATGACGGCGGTCATGGCCGCGAAGCTCTCGAGGCTTTGACCGGCCGTGGTCATGATCGGAGCGCTCATCTTGAACGTTTCGAATAGGTCGGCCATCCCGACATTGGATTTAGCCGCGGTTTGCGCGAAAACGTCCGTGATTCGCGTTAGGTTCTTCGCCTGGACTTGCGCGTCGCTCGAGGAGAGGCCGAACGCGCCGAGCGCGTCAGCGGCGACGCTCGCGGATGAGGCGAAATCGGTATTGCTCGCCGTCGCGAGGTCGACCATGGCCGGCAGTGCGGCGATCGCTTGCTCGGCGTCGAAACCCGCCGCGGCGAGGAACTCGAGGCCTTGCGCGCCCTCGGCCGCGGTGTATTCGGTTTCCGCTCCGACTTTCCTCGCCGCGTCCTTGAGCTTTTGCATCGAGGCCGCGGCCTGCTCGGATCCGAGCTTCGACAACTGGAATTTAGCGCCCGCGGAAACGAGCGCCTGATCCATGTCGACGAACTCTTTGACCACGGACGCGGCGCCCATGCGCATGGCGTTGAATCCAGCCGAGATCACGTTAGAGACTAGGATCCCGCCTACCACGTTTCGGAAAACTCCGGCGGCCTTGGCGGCGAGATGGAACGAGTGATCGGCTTTGGTTCCGAAACGGTCGACGCTTTTCGTCAGCCGGCGAAGGTTGTCGCTGATCTGATCATCGCCCCTAATCGCTACGCTGACCGCAAAATCGGGCAAATCAAACCCTCATTTCTTCGTCTTGCCGACCGATCGCCGTTCCTCTTCCGTCATGACCTCATGCCACTCGTTCCAATATCGGAGCTCGTGAAACGGCATAGCCATCAACTCTGACGGACTCGCGCCCCGGAAAAACAAGTTTCCGAGGCAGCGGTGTACTTCCGTCAGACAAGCGAAAAAACCGTAGACAAGGTCTCCGCGCACGTGAGGTCCACGCCGCCCATGCTTAGAAAGACCTGCACGGGCTCTTTCGAGATCGCCGCCAAGAGCGAATAGATCTTGTGATGCGGGCTCCCTTTGTCGACGTCCTTGATCGCCGTCCGTGCTTTCCCGGTGACCTCATGATAGCGGATCTCGCTCGTCGTCCCTACGGGCGTGCGCAAGCGCTGAATGATCTTGATCCCCGATCCGCTCTCGTCGTCATCGATCTCGAGCCGCCCTTTCATGATGTTCCTGACCAGGATGTCTTTCACATCATCGGCGATGGCCTGCGAGTTGTCGGACTTTAGACGCTTCTCGAGCTCGATCTCGTAATGCTCGAAAAGCTTGTTTAATTGGGCCTCGGCGGCCTCACGGCTGACAGAATGCATGGTGCTCAACTCCCGGTCCTGTCACCTAATACTAGGCGATGAAAGGTGCCCACGGTTCACGCGGTAAGAGCGTGACGGTGCACCGGTTTTCCTCGGTCTCGTAAGTCTCGTAATGGATGATCCCCGTCGTGCGATAGGTGTCGCCGGCGGCGTTCGTCCATGCGAGGCCATACGGTGTCTTGGCGTCGTTGAATTGCTCGAGCTTTTGCCGATCCTCGGCGTTGCAAACCAAGATCACGCTTTCCACGTTCGGCGTTCGGCGCATTTTCTTGATCATGGGTTTGCCGCTCGTCGCAACGAGATCGTTCTCGTACTCGGTCGGCGTGACGGAAAAATTGCTATCGGCCGCGACGTCGAAAGAGATGCCGTCGATCTCCAGTGCTCCGTTGCTACCTGCTACATCATAGGGCATGGTCGTTTCCCTTTCTCGCGACTAAGCGAGGAATACCGTCAGCGCGGTGTCGAAGTCGACTCTCGTGTCTAGGATCCCGCCCTCGCCGGAGAGCACTACGGGACACACGGAATCGAATCCGATCCCGCCGGTCCGGATCTCGACGCTCAAATTTTCCTTTGTGAAAGTGGCGTTATAGAGCCAAGCCCTCGAGGCCCACGAGTCGGCGAGCGCAACGAGATCGGTGATAACCGAGCCCGTCGATCTGGCTTTGTCCTTGGACAGTGCGTTGGACACTTTGCTGACGTCCTCGACGATCGAGATCCCTTGCCACTTCTCTTGAGCGAAATTCGTCTTTACCGAGTTCAGAAGGTTCTGGACGATCGAGATATTCCGCATGGACCGGTAGCCGTTCGAGCCCACTGGGACCGAGTCGGGATGATAGAACGTCAAGACGTTCTGCAATCGGACGGTGAAACCCGCATCGGCGATCGTCGGGCTGATACCCGCTTTGACCGCCGTGTCTCGGTTGTCATATGTGTCGGTCCATCGGCCGGTCGACGCGCCGATCGCCACTTGCCGACCAGCGATGACGCCCGGCAAGAGCTTGCCGACATAGGACTCTTCGGCGCGATCGTTGTTCACTCGGGCCATGACGCCGATCGCAACCGCGGCGATCTCGCTCGGATGGTTCGGTGAGTCGGGAACGGCAATGATCCCGTTTGTGCGGTCGGTCGCCTTCGCGGCGTTGCCAATGACGGCGAGCGCCGTTAGTGCGTCCGAACCGGCGTCGATGTCGCCCGTCAAAAAGCGAAGCGGACGAGCAACGAGCTTGTCATAGAGCCCGGTCGCGTCGTTGCCCTCGCCGTTATAGGTCGAGATCGAGGCAAGCGACGTCGAGTCCTGCAGGTAGCCGTGGACGCCGTCGGTGAAGTGGCCAGCGTTCGCGAGGTCGCCGGTCCCGAGGCCGTTAAGCGCGTTCGCCATGACGGGCGTCCCCGTCCCGCCGGTGAGATCAACGACCGTGATCGAGGTCATGCCGGCCGGGAGTTCTTGCCCGCCGAACACATTGAGCCTCATCTTGATCTCATTGCCGTAGGTCCCGGTCGTCTTCGCGGTGACGTCGATCTCGTGCGTCACGGATCCGTCGACCGCGGCGGTTACCGGCAAGCTCGTGTTCGCGGTGATCGCCGCGATGATCGCGGTTGCGGTTTGCGCGGCGGTCGAGCCCTTGGCGATGCTGACGGGGACATAGTCGCCGGCGATGTAAAGGTGAACCGTTCCGGCTGCAGTGGTTGTCCCGACTATCGTCAGCGTTCCAGCGGCCTTGGCGCCGGCCACTTCGGCCTGTGGAACGCACCAACACTCGACACCCTTGGATCCGGCGAACACCGCCCGAACAAGACGGTGTAACATGAACCCAAAGCCAAAGCGGCCGCCGGCGTCCTCCGGGCTCAAGACCTGGATCGGCGTCGCGGCGACCACGGTCGTTTTCGTGGGATCGTATGTTCCGATCACAACGATCTTGCGCGCCAACACTTCCGAGGCTGGCGCAAACTGGACATTGTTGACGCTCACCGCGTTTGCCGCGGCTAAGCTCGTTGCGCTAATTGTCATCTTTTTTCAGCTCCTCTTTGCCGATGTCGATCGGCCGTTCCTTTTGCTTTCCGGGGAATATCATGACCCGTCTATCCGGGTCGTACACACTAGATCCGAACACGTGACGCGGTCCGTCCTCGATCGTGGCGTCGGCCTTTGTTGTCGGCTTAAGCCAGTCCTTGTCAGCCTTGCTTGCTACGGTCAGCCATGTCTCGGCGGGCTTGCGCTTTGGATCTGACCAATACGCATATTGATAATCGTACATCAGAATGTGGTAGTGGCCCGAGTTGCCAGGGCCCTCGTGTTTGTACACTGCGATCACGGAATCGACGTCAAGGTGACTGTTCGATGATGAGTACCACTTGGGCAGACTCGCCGAGTACGCGTCCACGGTATGGTTCCCGACCGCCTCGACGCGAGAGACAAACGTCTTGCGATCTTCAGCGGTGAGAGAACTTAGGTAGTCGTTAAGCGTCAATCCCCGCCCCCTGGATCTGGCTCCGGATCTGGCTCCGGATCTGGCACTGGAATAATGGGCCCAGTGCCAATTTGCACCGCGGCTCGTCCCTCTTCCTCGTCGCCCTCGACGGGATCGCTAACGTCGCCCTCGACGAGCAGGTCGACCACGATCAAGGTCGTTTCGCCTTGCTCTGGAATGAACTCTGCCACAGCTCCGGTGATCTCTTCCATCGCCACAACGTTATAGGTCAGCGTCGCGGTTAGGACGGCAAGAGCTCCGCTCGGCATGGGATCATCTTTGCGCACGCTAGAGATCCAACGGTTCGCGACCTTGAGATCGCCAAGCGTTCCATCATCGAGGCGGATCGCCTCATTGTTCATTAGGACCTGATAGACGGTGTCGATAAACGCGTCCATCTGTGTCTCGACGGCCTCGGCCGCCGGAGTGAACGCGGCGATCGCGTCCGTCTTTTGCTGGGCAGTAGAGTTCGGATCGATTAGTGCTGATAGGTCGCCCTTCGCTTTCGCCGAACACAAGAGCTCGATCGCGAACTCCATCTCGTGTCGGACGGGCCCTCGAGGGCTCGAGCCGCTCCGCGGGAACGACCCGGAAACGTAGCTCACGGACACCCTGCGGTTCGTACCTGTCGTGGTGTCGGCGTCAGTGCTTTGTCTCTGATAGCCGATCACTTTGTAGGAACCCGTCGAGGCGTTCCCAAGGATCGTCACGAGCGCGGCTTTCACTGTGCGAAACATCATGGTCATGAGGATTGCTCGGTCTTGGTCAGGTAGAACCTAACCAGGCCGAGCGACCTCCCGCCGCGGAACGATTGATCAAAACAAAAATATGTCTCGTGATCCGCGTCCTCTCGGGGCTCCGAGGGAATGCGGATCACGAGACGATCGCCTGGCTCCGGAATAGGATCGAGTGAGGATCGCCTAACGACAACCACGGGATCGGTAACGTAGACCGTCTCGCCGGTTTGCGGGTCCTCTGAAATCCGATCGTATAGCACTTGTCCACGCACCGTTTGGATCGCTCCATCCGATGTTTGGATCTCGATCGGCAACGAGAAATCGCCCTCCAAAGAGGTCGCTAAAAATTCCTCGCTCAATTTCCGGAGATCAACCACTACTTCTCTTCCTGCTCTTCCTGCTCTTCACGCTTTGGCTCGTCCGCTTTTTGGTCGACCTTCTTTTTCGGCGGATCGATCCACTCAATGGATTTCACTCCCGCGCCCGTGTAAACCGTGCGCGCGATTTTTCCGTCTTCTCTCATGTCACAACTCTCCTTCGCTTTTGCGAGCTCCGCTTGCCGTCATGCGATCCGCCGAGATCGATCTCGGGCTCGTGCTCCGGCTCGTGCTCCGGCTCGCGCTCCGGCTCGTGCTCGAGCTCCTTGGGCTGCTCGAGCTCCGCGGGAGCGTCGATCGTGACGGTCCTCGACTCGACCACGGTGATTTTGCCGCGGGATTTGAGGTCGGCGATCTCCACTTCGGTGAAGTAGCTATCAGGAACCACGTCACCGAAGTGGAAAAGCCCGCCGCCTCTACGCATGCGCGGCACCTTGTCAGCCCAACGGATCATGGCGTCGTGTCGATGACATAGAAGCCATCGGTCAAAGCCGGCGCGAAGATCGGCGCCGACTGTGTCCGGATCGTCAGGCCCGTTCGACGCGAATCGAGATAGGCGTCGAAATGGAACATCCGGAGGTCGAGCGCGCCCATCGGACCTTTGACGTTCGGCGGGAGAGGTCCGGCCATGGGCCCGATCCCGAGATAGTACTGCATCTCGGCGATCTCTTGCGGCGAGTAGTCGAGCCGCTCGTTAGGCCCGAAATACGCGTCGCATCTGGTCTCGGACGAGAACACGATCGCGCGCTCGGCCGGCATGTAGGGCGTTTTGGTCCCGGTCGAATCGTCGTACCACTCGTCATAGGTGAACACGTCGAGGACCTTACCCGAGGCGATCTCGAGGCGGCCGCGATAGTCGAAACCGGACTCGACCATGAACGCCCACTTGCTTGGGACAGTGCGAAGGCCGCCGAGCTCGACCATCTCGAAGCGCATGACATCCGCGTCAGCGGTGATCTTTGTGTTCGCGCGGATTCCGGCGTATGCGCTAGAACCGCAAATCAGGCCGTCAGCTCGGACCTTGCCATTTTTGCGCAAGAGCTCGGACGCTGTGTTGAGATCGCCGAGGATGTCCGTTGCGGCCGTGAGCCAAGCTCCCGAGGCCGAAACGGTGTGCGTCGAAAGGCGCTTGAAATCGTAAAGCCATTCGGTTTCCGTCGCGCCGATGATCGCCGGCTGCTTGCCGGTGAGAACCACTTGGGCGGCGAGGTACTCGAACAAGCGGATGTGTTTGCGGATGTGTTCACGGTGAGCTTTGAACGCTTTCATGCGAAGGCGTTGACGACCTTCCATGCGCTCATAGGGGCTTTCCCCTGCGGTCCGCTTGCGCAGCTCCCCGGCGGAGATGTAGGTCTCTTCCTCGGCGAACGGAAAGCGGAAAGAGCGCGTTGAGAAGAGCTCTTGAATCGCGAACTTCTTGGGGTCGATGTCATGCGCGTACATGCCGCGCGGGAACATCTGTGCGATCCGCTCGTTGCCGCGGACGATGTCCACGTCGATCTCGATGTCCTCGGCCTCGAAGATCCGGCTACCGCCGCCAAGGCGGCCGAACAGGGATTGAAAGCCGGTCGGCGTTGCGATGATATCGCGCTCATCAAAGACGCCGTCCATGGTGCGTTTGTAGATACTCGGCGCGGTCGGGCTTGCTAGTGTCATGTCAAAATCTCCTAGTCGTTTTCTTGTGCGTCGATCGCAACTGAATCGACCGCGATGATCCCGAGGTTGTTGACGAGATAGTCCTCGACGGTGACGGCCAGCCCGTTGACCTTGATCACTGACGCCAAGGTTTGGCTGTTTTCGAATACGAGTTGATTCTTGTCGACATAGACGGGGAACCCGCCCACGAGAACCTGCTTTTTGGTCACGTCACCGGCGACGAGCGCGGCCGCGGTGATCTCGTTTCCAATGTAGATCCCGGCGGGGATCGTCGTGTATACGTCGCCCGCGGCCGCGGTCACAACTCCGCCGCCCGCGCCGGTCTGGCCATCGAGGCCGAGAGTCGTACCGGTCGAGATGTCCGTGCCAGACCCGACGGCTGACAGGACGGAAATCGACGAGATTCCCAGGCCCTTTTTGAGCGACTCGAAACGAACGTTTGTCCCGATTCCGTTGACATTCACGCACCGGAATTTTCCGGCGACGAGCGGGCTCGAATTGATGATGTCCGGGATCTGCGTGACAGCGGTCACCGTCGAGAAATTGAGGCCGGTGACGTTGATGACCTCGCCGTCAACCGTGATCGAGAACGAACCGTCCGTGACGTCATCCCACGCGGTATAGGCGCCGGCCGTGGTGCCACACGTCAGGTAGGCGCTCGTCTGTACAACGTCGACGTCTGCAAGAGGAACCCACTTGCCAGCCGAGTTTTTGGCAACGACCGTGAACGGTGCGAGCACTGCGGTGCGGCCAGCTTCCTGCAGGAAAGTCTCTTGACTCCGAACGACGCGATCGCCGCCGCCGAGGTAGAAAGGCTTGTTGGTGTTGTCGGTGATGGTCAACATTGTCATGGGTTATTCCCTCCCGAGCTGTGCGCGCATCTGCTGTACAGCAGACTCGAGCGCAGCGGCAGACATGATCGATCCGTCAACTGGCACGGCCGACTCCAAGGCCCTGGGCTCGGGGCCCTTTGCCTCGGCGGACGCTTGCCCGGCTTCCTCGATCTTGTTGCTCGCGTGTTGAGCGTCGAACACCGCGACCGCGCCCTCGAGCGCCTTGGCGTGCTCGTGCCCTGAAAGCACCTTTGCCGCGATCGACTTGATCACGGCCGGGTAAACATCCGAGGCGAGGATCGGGGCGACGGCTTCCATTCGCGCGTTGATCTCGTTTTGCGCGGTCGCCGTTTTCTCGAGCATCGCCTCGAGCTCGGCAATTCTGGCCTCAAGCTCTTTGCTCATTGTTGACTCCATTTCGGCCGCGCAAAGCGGCGCATCATTTTCGGCCGCGGCGTCATGCCCGGTCGCTCGCACTATTTGATCATCGACGGCCTTTGGGCCTGTGCTCGAGCTCGAGCTCGAGCTCGACCCGAAACCGTCGATCACTTCGTCGATCATCCCCGATGAAAGGGCGCTCGACTTTGACCCGTCAGGATCTACCGCGATCAGCATACGACCGCGGCCGAACGTCGTTCTAACGGTCTCGGCGCTTACGCCTCGCCCCTCGGCGATCCGCTCGATAAAGGCGCGCTCGAGCGCGTCGACCTGGTCTTGAATGACAGCTCGCCCGGCCTCGGTCCCGAGATCCGGGCGCTTGTCCGGAGCGTTGCGCGAGACCACGGTCACCACGCCGAACCGGCGATCGCGATCCGATCGGTCGATCGCCACGGCGACCACGCCGATCGAGCCGGTGAGGTTAACCGGGCTCGTCGAGACGATCCGGTCGGCCGCGCTCGCGAGCCAATAGGCCGCGCTCGCGACGTTGCCAGTGTTGACCGCGGTTATCGGTTTGGTCGCTGCAGCTCGAGCGATCGCGCCTCGGACTTCATCGACTCCAAAGACCTCGCCGCCGGGCGAGTCGATGGCCAGCCGGATCGATTGCACGGCGGGATCCGCCATCGCCTCGGCGAGCGCCTTTTCAATGTCACCATACCCGGTCCCGCCAAGCCCGAGGAGCTCGTCGAGCAGGTCGGGCCCGGCCTTGGAAAGCATTCCCTCGATCGCGATCGTCGCGACACCGTTCGAGATCGAGAGGATCGACGACTCGCGCCGAGCCGTCCCGAGAAAGAACGCCTCGTGCTTTGGGTCGATGTCGGTGAGATCGAACCGCTCGCGACGAGATAGGTAGTCAATGACCGCCGTCTCTTCGCATGCCCAGATCTGGTAAAGCTCGTCGCTCATTTGGACGCTACCGATCTCGATCCCGCTGTATCGCGTTGAAAGTGCCAGCCCACGGTTGTTAGAGCAATATCGCCGGCGTAGTCATCGGCGCCGTTCGCGGGGTTGCGATAGAACCGGAACGACACTTGGGGACCTACGTCAGTAAACGAGGAAAGCGCGATCTCGCCGAAATCAGCGAACACGAGCTCAGTTAGAACAGCTGCAGCCGTGACGGATAGTGTCAGCGTTTTTGTTCCGTAAACGACCGTTGTCCCGTAAACGATCCGATACTCGAACCCGAGGAACACGCTACCGGACGCGGCCGTCAACTTGAGAACATGCGCATGCGGATAGATCGAGGTTCCGACTTTCCACGCATGCTCGAGCTCCTTGGAGCCCGAGGCCTCGACGGTAGCCGATCCGTTCTCGAATTTTGGGATCGTGATCCCGGTTGTCGGGATGACATAGGCCTTGGGCGCGCTGTTACCTCCGGGAACGGTGAGGGATAGCACGTCGAAGTTCTGATCATCCCACAGCGGGGACGAATAGAACCCGGGCCTAAAGCCCGGTCCGATGTTCGACGCCGCGGATCGGTATGTACGCACTTGATCGGTCATCTGTGGTCGCCCCAAAACACGATCGAGAGCGTCAATGGTGTAAGTACGGCGTCCTCGTCATCGCACTTCGAATAAACGCGGAGCGCGTCGCCATAATTGAGCGTTACGATCCCGGCAATCGCCATTCCGTAAATATGATTCGGCGTTGCAACCGTAACCGGTGTTTCCATTCCAGTGACCAGCGCACCGTTTTTGAAAAGCCCGTAATACAATGCGCAATTCTTACTTACTTTCAAATCGCTTGATCCTACAAATAGAATCGCGGTGTTGTCGCACCCTTGATAGGTCAGAGTTCCGTTAGAGTTTGCTGAGAAAAACCGCAAGGCGTTGCCCGCCCATGTCCCCGGGATCGGCTCGTACGTGTTAGCGACGGCATAGTCCAGCGGCGCCGGTGTCGCGAGATACAACTGACCACGCGCGAGTAGCCCGTTGCCCGGGCCCAAAACAGGGGAATGCGCTGTCACAGATCCACCCTGACGCTACCGGCCGCACCGTGAGCATAGATGTACACGTCGATATTAGACGGCGACGAGATCGGCGTCGAGACCTGGGACAAGGTGACAGCCTCGGCGAGTGTTGTCGGCGCTGGGTCGCCAGTGACTCGGTATGTATGCGAATACTGATTCGGAGCGTTGCTCAGTATATGGACTTGACCGGACGTCACCGACGTTGCGACCTTGGTCCACGCGTCTTTAGTGCAAGCTGTCACGGCGGGATTTGCCATTAGTTGTCCCCTTCATTTTGTACGTCGTTCTCGTCGCTCGTGTCGTCCTGCTCGTCCTCGACGCTACCAGGGGCCCGCGTCGATGCTGGCGAGGCCTGGACGGGCGCGGGAGTGGCCTGCGCTGTCTTCTCCCATGGCGGGATCGGATGGCTCTCGTATTGCCTCGCGAGCCTGGCCACGTTCTGCTTATACCTCGAGCCCGAGAAGTTTTGCGCCACGGCGTCGAGGCTTTGCGCGCCGAGCTTTACATAGAGCTCGTCAGCCTTGGCGGTCTTGGCGGGATCTATGTTCGGCATGGGAACACCGGACCACGCGCATTGAGTCCACGCGGAGCGGAGCATGGGATCCGAGAACCCTCTCGCGATAACTCGACCGGCGGCGATCTCGCCCCAAAGCCACGACGAATAAACGGCGTCGAGGAAATCGGCCGCTTGCTCGTCGCGCCAGATCTGAGCAACGCGCCAAAAGAGCATGAGGCTTGCCCTGCTGGCGCTGTAATTCGAGTTAAAGCGCATGAGCACTACCTCTATGGGGATCGAGTTGCTCGCGCTCAGATAGGCCGCGAACGCGTCCACGAACCCATCGAAGTTGTCGGCAGGGGCTGTGTTTGCAAACGGCTTGAGCTTCTCGCCACTGTCGAGGCCGTAAACGACCGTCGATCCGGGCGTGCCGCTCGCCGCTTCCTCGA